GTTACACCGGCTCATCACCGAAAAACGTGATGGCGCGGCCAGCAAAACCAGCTGGCAAATCATGACCGCTGCCCGCCCGTTCCTCGGGATTAAGCAAGAGCGGGTGATTGAAATTATAACCACCGAACTTCAACGCATGAGGGGCTAGCCATGTGGCCAACCGTACAGGTTAACAATCTGAATCAACTCCAGGGGCCGGTCGAAGAAGTAGAGCGCCATCTGCTTTTCATCGGTACCGGAGCAACCAACACCGGCAAGCTGTTGTCGGTCAATACCCAATCGGACTTTGACACCTTACTGGGTGCCGCAGACAGCGTACTCAAGGCCAACGTGATTGCCGCCCGTGACAACGCGGGGCAGAACTGGACCGCCGCTGTTCATGTGCTGGCTGCCGATGAGTCGTGGACAGATGCAGCCCTAAAAGCCCAGGTTGTGGGCAGCTATGAAGGCATCGTCAATCTGCAACCGGTAACCACCAAGGCCGAGATTACCGCCGCCCAAGCCCTTCGCGCCCAGCTGATCAGCAAGTTTGGCCGCTGGCAGTGGATCCTGTTAACCGTGGGCGGCATCGACACCGCGAACGAAAGCTGGAGCGAATACGAAGCCGAGCTGACCACGCTAGTGAATGGCGTAGCAGCAAATGGCGTGATGGTCGTTCCACAGCTGCACGGCACCAATGCGGGCATGCTAGCGGGGCGGCTGTGTGACCGTAGCGTCACCATCGCGGATTCACCCATGCGCGTGAAGACCGGCCCATTGATTGGCATCGGCGATCATCCGCTGGATGCCGATGGCATCGCCCTGCCACTGGCCACGTTGCAAACGCTCAATGCCGCCCGGCTCTCTGTGCCCTGCTGGTTCCCCGATTACGAGGGCATCTATTGGGCTGATGGCAACATGCTGGAGGTCGATGGCGGGGATTACCAGGTCATCGAGTATGTCCGGGTTACAGACAAGGCCGCTCGCCGGATGCGCAAGCGCGGAATCGCCCGCATCGCGGATCGCGCCTTGAACTCTACGCCAGGCAGTGTCGCGTCAGCCATCACCTACTTTGGCAAAGACCTGCGCGAGATGAGCCGTTCAGCAACCATTGCTGGCATCCCGTTCCCGGGCGAAATCATGCCGCCGACCGACGGCGACATCGTGATCGAGTGGAAGAACAAAAACGAAGTGGCCATCTATGCGCAGGTTCAGCCATACGACTGCCCGAAGAAAATTGCAATCAACATCCTGCTCGATCTGAGCCTGAGCAGCGAGGAGTAAGCCATGGGACAAAAACGCATTTCAGGGATGGGCTTTGATATCAACATCATGGACATGATGGTGCATGTCGAAAAAGCCACCCTGTCACTGACTGATAACACGGCCGCCGTGCAAACCCGCGGGGTGCCGGATGGCTTTATCGACGGCGATGTGAGCGCCGAACTGGAGCTGGAGCTCGACAGCAAGAATTTCAATTTGCTGAGTGAACAGGCCAAGAGCGCGGGCAGCTGGCGCGGGATCGAAACCTTCGATGCCCTGTTCTACGCCAAGGCCGGAGATGACGAAATCAAGATCGAAACCTTCGGTAACAAGCTGACGATTTCTGATCTGCTGGATGTCGATCCCAAGGGGAGCAGTAAGCAGACCCACAAGATCAAATGCCCGGTGACTTCCCCCGACTTTATCCATATCAACGGCGTGCCGTACCTGAGCGCTGATGATACCCGCCACCTGCTCGGATAAGGGGGGAGCGTGGACGATATAGACCGCGCTCAGGCCCATAGCGAACGCATGTTGGCGGCACAGCTGGCCAACCAGGTGGGCAAGAGCCAGGGGCAAGGCGTCAGCCGGGAACGATGCATCGAGTGTCACGATCCGATCCCTGAAGACCGCCGTGTAGCAATAGCCGGAGTCACGCACTGCATCAGCTGCAGTGCGTGGCTGGCAAAACACAAACGCCGTTGAGGGCTAAGGGATGAACAACATGCCAACTAAAGACCCGAGCGCCTGGGCCGTGATGTGGGCACTGATCGCGGCCTGGTTAAGCGAGCACTGGCCGCTGATTTGGGGGTGCCTGCTGACTGTAGCGATCTCGTGGATGCGCATCACGTACCAGGGCGGCAAGGGCCAGCAGCGCACCAACGAATGCGTACTCATCGGCCTGATCTGGCTGGGTATGTATAACGGCCTCCCGGTCATCGGGATCCCCATCCAAGCCGCTGGCTTGATAGGCGCCGTCATCGGGTTACTGGGTATTGACCTGATCCGCGAGAAGGCCAAGCAAGTGTTTGACAAAAAGACGGAGGGACTGTGATGGCTCGAATCACTGGAGTGAGTAAAAACCTGATTGCGTTCCTCGACCTGATTTCATGGGCCGAAGGCACCGCAGGCAAAGGGGATGATGGCTATAACCTAATCGTTCACCCGGGCGGTTTCTTTACGGATTACAGCGCTCATCCGCGAAAGCTGGTTCAAGTAAATCCGAGTCTGAAATCAACCGCAGCCGGCCGTTATCAGCTCTTGTCGCGCTATTACGACCACTACAAAAAGCTGCTGGGCCTCAAAGACTTCTCGCCGTTGAGCCAAGACAAAATCGCCATCCAGCAGATCAAAGAGCAACGGGCGCTGGATGACATCCTGTGTGGCCGGATTGATGAGGCCATCGAGAAGACTTGCAACATCTGGGCATCGTTCCCAGGCGCTGGGTATCAACAGCATGAGCACTCACTGAGCGCCATGCGGGAACAATTCTGGAAACTGGGAGGGACATTGGCATGAGCAAGCTCTATGCCTCGCTGCTTCTGAGCGTCTGTGTCGCGCTGGCTCTGCTGGCGTATCAAAACCACAGTCTGCACGGGCAGGTGCAACAGCAGTCGAAAGACAACCAGGCGCTGAAGGATGAAGTATCGAGCGCTAAGGAAGTGGTAACCAGTCAAGCCAAGGTGCTCGACATCTACCGCGAGCGATCGGGATACAACGCTGAACTGGCCGCCACTCAGCAGCAGACCATTACCGCCATCAATCACCAGCTCGATAGCCGCTGGCAGCAGATGAAACAACTGGAGCGCGAGAATGAAAAGTTACGAATGTGGACTGTTACTGCTTTGCCTGAGCCTGTTATGCGGATGCGCCAACGTCCAGCCATTATCGGCGCCGCAGCTTATCGAGATTGGCTGTCCTCGAGTAACGCCGTGCCAGCTGTCAGCGAGCCATCCGGTTAGCAACGGCGGACTGGATGACCAGCTCAGTGTCACCGAGTCGGATTGGGCCAGCTGCGCAGCCCAGATCGACAGCATCTATCAATGCCAGCAGAACCAGTTATCAACCAGCGGGAGCACCACGCAATGAGCGACAAGAAAACCATCACCCTGACCGTTCGCGGCACTGACATCACCTTCGCACCGACCACCGAAGCCTATAACCGCTACATCAACGAGCTGATGCCGAACGACAAGGTGGCACCCTCGCACAACTTTTTGAAGCGGGTGGTTGTGGAAGAAAGCAAGGCCGCGCTGGATGAAGCACTCAAGCTGCCAGGTGCGCCACTCTCTATCGCCGGTGCCCTCTCCGAGCAGTTCGTTCCGGATCTGGAAATCGAGGTAAAAAACTAGCGGCCAGGGCGGAGGCCATCGAGCGTAACGAGCTGGATCAAGTCTTCGCCCTGCGCCGCCACTATTTACCGACCGAAGATGACAGCACCGAGAGCCTGGCTCGGGCGCTCTGGCTGGATAAGCACTTCGGGGAACGACACAGCAACGCCGTCGCGTCTGGCATCGCACAAGCATTCAATGGGTAGGTGATCATGAGCACACAGAGCAGACTCCAAGTAATCATTGGTCTGGTTGATCAGGTCACTCGCCCATTGCGCAACATCACAGGCCAGCTGAACCAAGTTACCTCCACCGCGAAAAAGGGGTGGACGAATATCGGGGTCGGCGCGGCTGGCTTGTGGGCAACCGGTCAAGCCATCCAGGGCGTGATCGGTCCGGCCAACGAAATGCAAAACGCACTGGGTGAGGTGGCATCACTCGGCGTAGCTGAAAAAACATTGAAGTCGTTGAGCCGAACAGCTCTCGACTTCTCAGTGGATTACGGCAGCTCGGCAACTGAAATGGTCAAGGCGTCCTATGATATCCAATCCGCCATCGCGGGGTTGGAAGGCAACGAACTGCCGCGCTTTACCAAGGCATCTGGCGTGCTGGCCAAGGCCACGAAATCAGACACGGCTACCATCACTAACTACGTCGGCACCATGTACGGAATCTTCAAGAACTCAGCCGACAAAATGGGCAAGGCCAACTGGGTCGAGAACTTGGCGGGAATGACAGCCTCATCCGTGCAGATGTTCAAGACAACTGGTAACGGCATGAGCGAGGCCTTCACCGCCATCGGTGCCAGTGCTACTGCCGCCGGGATCGATATGTCAGAACAGATGGCCATCCTGGGCACCCTGCAATCGACCATGGGCGGCGGTGAAGCGGGTACCAAATACAAAGCGTTCCTGTCCGGTGTGGGGGGCGCCCAGAAAGAGCTGGGCATGTCATTTGTGGATCAGTCTGGGCAGATGCTGCCAATCGTCCAGATCCTGGACAAGATAAAAGGCAAGTACGGCGACCTAAGCAAAGTGGCCGACTCAGACACCCTCAAAAAGGCGTTTGGCTCTGATGAGGCCGTGGCCATGATCAAGCTGCTGATGCAAGACACCACCGGGCTGGCCAAATCAATCGACACCCTAGGCAAGACCAAGGGCATGGGACAAGCCGAGAAGATGGCCAAGAGCATGATTGATCCCATGCAACAGCTGGAGCAAGCCTGGTTCGCAATACGAGCCGCCGGGTTACAAGGTGCGCTGCCTGCCATCCGGGGCGTGGCATCAGCCATGGCTGGAGGGGCCAAACACATCATCCGCTGGTCGAATCTATTCCCGAACCTGACCAAGTATCTCGGCTATGCCGTGATTGCGATTGTCGGTGTTGCGGGAGCAATGGCGCTCTGGTCCATTATCGCGGGCGGAATGGGGCTGATTACCGCTGCGCTGTCTGCGGGAATGATCGTGTTCAACGGAACCATGATGGTGTTGCGCGGTGGCCTGATGCTACTGCAGGCAGTGACATGGCTATTCAATGCGGCGCTCTGGGCATGCCCAATCACTTGGATCATCGCTGGGATTATTGCCCTGGTCGCAGTCATCGGGCTGGCGATCTATTACTGGGAAGACATCAAGAAAGCGATCATGGATACCGCGGCATTTGAATGGCTGATGTCGGTGATCGAAAGCGTGAAAGTCGGCTGGGCCAGCTTCATGGACATGCTCGGCAATATCAACCCGATCCAGATGCTCGGCGCGTCAATCGACTGGCTGATCGACAAAATCAACATGATCCCGGGCATCAACATCGACAAATCAACCGGGGCCATCACCCAGGTACCGGAAGAGATGGGGACGCTCAATGCCCCCATAGCCAACTATCGGACCAGCGGCGCCACAGCCGCCGCCCCTGTGGGCGGGCTGGGCCGTCAGTTGGTGCAGATGAATGCAGCCCAAGCGAAGCCCAATAACGTGCGCAGCTATGGCGATGTCTATATCACCAGCGAGAAGGGCATGACCCCAGACCAGCTGCACGAATGGGAGCTGATGCAAACGCCATGACCACTTATATCGATCTGCTCATCACAGGCGGGGCGCTGACGGTATCGAGCGGCGAACCAACCAACACCCAAGACCGGCACTGCATCGGGCAAGACATCAAACACGCCATCATGGAATCGGGCCTGGCCAGAAAGTTATTGGCCGAACGATCCCCCACCTTGCGCGCCGATGTAATGACCCAGATTGAGCTGTTGGTCGAAGAAGACACCCGCCTGGTGCCGGGGTCCATCAAGGTCAAAGAAGAAAGCAGCTCACTGCTGCGCGTCACAGCGACCACCTATGAATTCGGTCAACTTGAGGTAACGGTATGACAACGCGCCCCACCCCTGATTTTCTGGCCATGGTCAGCGCATCCGGCATTCCAACCACGGAAGAGGCCATCGAGGCCGAGCTGCAGAAAGAAGTAATCAAAGCTGGCAGCACCATTTCCAACTCATCCGCCATGTCGCCGTTCTGGCGCTTGGTGCGGGCAGTTGTCATTGCGCCGGTGCTCTGGCTGATCCGCTCACTACTGGTCGGCCACATCCTGCCTGCCACCTACGCCGCCACCGCCAAAGGGTACTATCAAGACCTGAAAGCCTGGGAGGTCGGACTGGATCGCAAAGACCGCATCAAGACCAAAGGACTGATTACCTTTACCAAGGCAACCAAAGATGTGGCCGTTACGGTTCCGGCGCTGACCGTCATCCAGACCGAGCGTATCGATGGCGTCATCTACAAAGTGATGACTCTCGCTGATGCAGTGATAGCAGCGGGCACAGAAAGTTCAACCATTGAGGCTGAAGCGGAAGGCGAAGGCGCGGCCTGGAACCTACCGGCCGGTTATTACACCATTCTGCCAGTCAGTGTGCCGGGGATCGCCAGTGCGCGAAATGTCGGTGACTGGATCACAACTGCCGGTGCTGATGAAGAAGACGACGACAGCCTGGCGCTGCGCGTGCGTAACCAGTTTTCCACCGTTGGACGGTACCACATCGATGCCGTATATCGCTCGATGCTGGCCGAACAGGCCGGAGTGAAGACCAGTAACATCTACTTCGAGCATGACGCGCCACGCGGCCCGGGCACGGCCAACGCCTATGTGCTGATGGATGTCGGCGACACGCCGCAAAGCCTGATCGATGCCCTGAACAAGTATGTTCGCGATGACGGCAACCATGGCCACGGCGATGACCTGTTAGTAAAGCCGTTCCCAGTGCAGGCAGTCGATATGGCCGTGCAGGCCATTGGCGTAGACAACCTGACGCTGACGCAACAACAAGAATTGGGCGTCCAGGTTGAGCAGCGCATCAGAGCTGCATTCAGAGAGTCAGCAGGATATGCCGACATCACCCGAGCACTGCCGAATAGCCGGTTTTCAATTTCCAATCTTGCGCGAGAACTGCACGAACAACTGCCAAACCTGCGCAGCATCTCGTTAAATCGCGGGGATATCATCAGTGGATTATCGGTGCCTGTCCTGCACTCTATCAACGTGGAGGTGAACTAATGTCATATTTGCGAGGCTCGGGAACTGAAAGCGATCCATTTGTAATCCATAATGCCGCAGCGTTTAAATATTTTTTGGAAACAGACGGACACTTTTCAACTGACAATTCAGATTATACGGTGAGGAAATATTTTGATGTTGTCTCTAACATAGACATGGGTGGGGTTTCTTGCACATCAAAAAACCTCAGGCCAATTTGCTGTTTAAATTTAAACGGGCACCGAGTATTCAACTTTACATTAAATGCTGGAATTTCACTTTTTTACCCTTATTCGTCTGGTGTTTCTGGATGGAACTCAACAAGAAAACCAACTATAAAAAATGGGGGGTTATCATTAACATACTTGGGGAGTCAATTCTTTTACCCTGCAGGTGGAGTTGAGTACAAAAGCATTGAATTAACAGATTTAGTAATAGATGCAGGAAAGACTCTAATCGCAGGTAGACAAGACCTACAATATCATGTCCTAAGCAGGGTTGTATTCGTGCGGCCAATGACAGGCTATCTGCCTGACGGGGTCGGTTGCTCAATCAAAGACTGCTATGCAAAAGGCGCCACAGATAAATGTATTGATGTAAGCTTGGCCCCATATTATCCGGGGTCATATCCAGCCTTACAGGCAAAGCCGGAAACGTGGATCATGGATGGAGTATCACTACCAACCACAATACCAAATGGACGAGCAGATTTAACAACTGGATATGCAATTAAGGGAGTAACCAGAGTAGGCAACTCACGAAAATCAAGAGATGTTGCGATTCTTAGCGCGGCCTACAGATTGCCAGTATGGAGTGGTAAATCTGACGCAGAAGGTAAATTCTTTGCACCTCTATATGATTATCACGATGCCGTAATACCGGTAATATTCGATGATTATGGGTATCCATTAAAAAAAGACACCAACTATGTGGTTGGCGATGTTATTCACCCTTCGACACCAAACGGTTATCGATATATCTGTGAGCAAGTTGGAACATCAGGGCCGACATTACCAGCAGAGCCATGGTCTGTTGAGGTTTTACTAACCGCTGGAACGGCAAAGTTTAGGCCATATCCAGTCTATGAACCAAAATGCTTGGGGCCAATTTACCCAGGCAAGGCTAATTTGGTAACTGGGGAAAAGGTATGAGCATAACGCCATATATGCTCGCCGTTGACCCGCTAGCTGCAGACAGCGTGGCGGGGGCTGTCGACTTATTCATTCCATGGAATAGCGCAAATAGCAAAGTCACCGACTGGACTAAGGCCGCACCGGAGGCCGGTGACCCGTTGGCCGAGGCCCCAGCGTTACCCACAATGTCATTGCCGTGGTGGATGGATGGCAAAACCATCACCACCCAGTTGAGTGAGCCATGGTACTTGGCGCAGGGGCTAGCTGGTTTTTGGGGGCAGGTGCGCAGTTGGTTGCTCTACCCACTCAAACAAGTGGACCCCCTGACATGCAGCGAGGCCGTGCTGCAATTGCTGGCATGGGATCGGGATATTAGCCGATTTGCTGGTGAGCCGCTGGACCTGTACCGCAAGCGCGTGGCGTTCGCCTTCAAGAACGCGGTAGATGCCGGGGGTGAGGCTGGTTTTTACAGCATTTTCTCACGGCTTGGCATGACTATTTCGAACCTTGATGAGCGTTCCCCGGGAATCGATTGGGACATCATCACCATCACCATGGAAGACGATGCGCAGACCGAGAATCAGGATCTGCTATCCACCCTGATCCAGCACTACGGCCGTACCTGCCGTCGCTACTATTTCCGCGTGGTTTATCCGCCTGAAACCGTCCAGATCCGAGCCGGCCATTTTGGTATGAGCCAGCAAATATTCACCGCATCACTGGAGTAACCCCATGAGCAGCTGCATCACCACCGCATTTGAAACCTACCTGCAGGCCTGCATCACGGGCGGCACCAAAGTGGCGCTGGATGAAATCGTGCTGGCCTACATCCCGGGCTTAGACCACACCGCCACACCGCCGCGTTCAGAAGGCATGCCAGCGACTGCCGACATTGTTTATCGCCAGTCCGTGGATCAGGCAGGGAAAATGGATGCGAATGCCATCGCCTATTCCATCGTAATGGATACCAAAGTTGGCGATTTCAGCTTCAACGCTATGTATCTGATCAACAAAGCCAGCAGCACTGTGGCCATGGTGGTCTACAAGCAAACCGAGACCAAGATCAAGACCAACGGCGCCACCCAGGGGAACTCCATCGTCAAAACCATGGTGATGGAGTACAGCGGCGCAGCACTGGCGACAGGTATCACCGTGGATGCCAGCACCTGGCAAGTCGATATGTCAGGCCAGCTGCAAGCGCTACAGGCAAATATCGATGAAAAAGCAGACTTAGAGCATCAGCACGATATTGCCGATATCAACGGGCTGGACACCGAACTGGGGAAAAAGGCGAACAATGGCCATCGCCATACCATGGACAATGTCGAGGGGCTGAGTACCGCGCTCGACAATAAATCAAACAGTGGCCATGGCCACTCCATCGCTAATGTATCGGGTTTGGAGCAGACGATTCTCAGCCTGCAAAATGCGCTCAACAACAAAGCTAGCTCCACCCACAAGCATCAGATGGCCGATGTGGTAGGACTGGAAGACTCGCTCAGTACCAGAGCCGCTAAAGGGCTGCAAACCATCTGGACCGGAGCTGGCGTCAGCGAGCTGATCCTGAATGTGGCGGACTATTTATACACCCAGCTAAACATCGTAATGACCGATACAGGCAGCAAGGTTGCGGTCGGCGTTTTGCCGATGCCGTTTGTTACTGGTCATCAGCAAAGCGGCTCATTGTCGGTGGACTATGGTGACTCATCCGATTGGATTATTAGCTACAACTACGAGCCAACGACCAATCAACTGACGATCACCTCATCTCAGCGCGGTGTGTTCAGCTGTGTGTATGCAACGAGGTAACTATGATGCAGTCCGCAAAGTGGCCACCATGCGCAGCCAGCATTGAACAGCAGACATCGATGGTACTGGCTGGTATCCAGCCAATCGACCAGGCCGCGCTCGACAAACTGGCCACCATCACCAGCCGTGCAGAGCACCAGCATCACCCGCTGGCACCAGCAGCCACCGCTCTGGCCGACTTACGAACCCAACTCATGGGATTACAAGCCTCGGGGCAGATTGTGTGCGTGACCCCATACCAGTACGGCGTGGGCCTGGAAGAAAACGGCCGCCACTATCTGGCTCCCGCCAATGCGGCCAAGGCTCTGGCCGCCAAACTTGCAGATCGTGCAGATGCGAATCTGGCATCCGGAACATCCGGCGTCGCCATGATGCTGATGGCTGCAACCGAACAAGAGCTGGCGGCGCTGCTGCGTCCTGTGCTGGACATCATGCCGATCCCGGCGTGGTGTTCCGTGCTGCGCCGGATCAGCGCTGACAATGCCATCATGACGCAACCGGCAGCACAGGCGCTGCCACACTGGCCAGCGTCATCACCGGTTGCCATGGCGCCACTGCGAGACTATCTGCAAGAGCAAGGTGCCGCATTGGCTCAACTGGAAAGCCTAGCCGCTGAAACAACAGCACCCATTGACCGACTGCGCCAACTGGCTGCAGCAAGAGCCGCCGCGCTCAACGCTTCATCAACAGCAATTCAGCGACTCAAACAACTGGCTAGCCAGGCCTCACTGTGGGCCTGCGAGCTTTCGGGCTCACCCGATGCGATGGCCAGTCAGATCAAGGCATCTGCTCCAGGTCATTACAGCCAGGTTGTTACAGTCGGGGCCGTCATTATCTCGAATGACCCGATGACATTTTGGAAGGAGCTGTTGACATGAGCACACCGCAACTGTCGTTGGACGGCGAACTGATCAAGATGAAGGGCATGAAAATCCAGCTATCGATGCAGTTCGCTGATGAGGACATGTCCGGCCAGACCAGCGGCACCAACACCACGGAAAAAGGTGATAAGGGCTGCGAACTGAACGTGTCCGGTTTAATTGCATACAAAGCCGCTGATGATTTGGCACGGCTGTATGAACTGGCAAGAGCCAAGGATGGAAGTAGCCGCAAGGTATATCGGATCGGATCTAGCCTGGCACAGGCGGTCAAAGTAACGCAGGGGAAGTTTGCCGGAAACATCACGGCCACAGAACAAGAAAACATGATGGCCTGGGCGGTGCAATTCACCATCCGCGAAGTGAAATCCGTATCCGAGAAAATTGAACAACGCGCCGGTAAGCCTGCAGCAACCGCAACGCAAACCAGCAGTGACAACGCCGCCAGCACGACAGAGGCCGCGCCGACCAGTGAAGCGCCTGAAAATGTGACGTTAACGAAGTTTGAGCAACTGCTGGCCAAGGCAGATGCAGCGCTGGGAGGGTAACGATGAAATTAGATAAACGCCTGGTTGTCGGTGCCGCAGAAGTCGAGTTATCAGCCGATGAGGTGATCATCGAGTTGTCAGCCGGAGGGCGAGCCCTGTTCACATTCAAGGGGTCAGGCAAGCCAGGGCAGATAGTGGCCTACGACATCGGCTATAACCGCGATATGCGGCGCTGGTTCACCGGCATCATCGAACGCCTGCAGCCCGCCGAAAATGGATACCAACGGGCATTCTGCCGAGAGCTGTCGGGCGTACTGGGGCAGCAATACACCATGAGTATTCAGCATGCCACATTGCGGCAGGTCATTAAGGCCTTGTCGCAGCAATGCGGCCTGTCGTTCGTGTTGCCAGCTGCTGACTATGTCGATAAGCCAATCCCGAACTTTACGGCGCATGGCACAGGATACCAGTTGCTGGAAGCCGCAGGCCGCGCCTTCAGTGTTCCGGACTGGATCTGGTACCAGCAGACAGACGCGCAAGTGTGGTGCGGCAGCTACGCGCACAGCTACTGGGTGGACCGATCGGCAGACATCGGCTCAGAGTGGAGCACCCGCCGAGCAGGCGATAGCATGACACTGCCAGCAGTACCAGCCATCCGCCCGGGTGTCACGATTGACGGCAAGCGCATCACATCCGTGCGGATGACTGGCAGCGAAATGACCATCGGTTGGAAAGGCACAGGTAAAACCGCAGATCAGCGTCGCATGGAGACGCAATATCCGGAGCTGGCCGCCAAGTATCACCTGCCCAGGTTCGGGCGGGTGGTGATGGTTGCCGATAGCGCCAGCGCCGGGCAAGTGGCTGACTCGTTCCGCCCTCGCTATGCCGTTGATGTGCAACTGCTGACTGAAGATGGTACCGAAGATACGGCCGTTCCTGTTTACAAGGCCGTGCCGCTGCCCGTGGTAATCGGTGGCCATGATGCTGGCATGTTCGGCCTGCCGGAAGAGGGAACCATCGTTGAAATTGGCTTCGCGTTCGGTCGAGCCGATAAGCCGTTTATCCGGACTGTGCTGGCACAGGACTGGACACTGCCCGATGTAAAACCGCTGGAGCAACTGCAACAACAGCGGGCAGAGGTATATCAGCGGATGGACAGCGCAGGCAACATCATCCGGGCGACAGACCGCACCATCACAGATAACGCCTACCGGCTGCAACACCAAGCAGACGAACTGCAACAAGCCGTTGGTAGCCATGAGCTGGCAACTCGCCAGCACAGCACCGAGCAGATAGGCGGCAGTAAAATCGTGGAGGCGCTGGGCAACATAGAGCAGATCGCCGCAGGGATGATAGACCAAGCCGCGCTTGGCAATATGCGTCACACCACTGCAGGGGATCTGACCCAACTGGCAGGCAAAACGCGCCGGGATGTGGCCGGAGACCTGCAGCACATGGAAGCCCCCAGGTCATGGCTGGGCAACGACTCAACCAACATCCTGCACCTGCTGCTGGAGTTGATGGGCGTCGTCAAGGAACTGGCCAGCACCACGGCCACGCACACCCACAACGGGGGGCCGGAGCCAGACCAGGGCGCGGCATTCAACGGCCAGAGTGGAGATGCCAGCCAACTGGCCACCACACTATCACCCATGCTTGAGTAACCACCCACCACCAAACGCAACAGGCGGCCCATAGCGGCCGCCTTTGTCATTCCGTCACAGCCATCAGGCAAAGCACACCCGAGCGCCGCTCAGGAGCGAGCGCGAACCCAGGGAGCACCACGGAGCCCACGCGGCCACGTAATCCGCGCTCCTCCGCCCCCGCCCGCGGGCTTTAGTTGATTAATTTTTTGCAGTTTTGAAATAGTGCAGTTTTATAGGGCTAAGGCCCGCCACTGCTGGGATCTGCGAGGATCAAAGGATCTGAAAAGATTGAAAGGAATTTCAGTGTTTTACAGTTTTGAGGATCAGCGGGAGGATCGGAATCAAGCCAGAAGGCGCGTCATTGCTGGGGCCGGTCTATTTTACGTGGCGATTTTGTGATGCCGCGCCAGATATTCAGCCAAGCGTTGAGATGCGTAACGCCAGCACCGGCACGGCATAGGAGGCGATTGGGCAAAAAACGAAAACTGCAAAATGCCGCCACAGGTATACTGTTTGTGTCGATATAACTAGCTGCCGCCACTTTGTCGCCATTGAACCTATTTTGTTGGAATTATAGAAACAAAAAATATAAGAATAACAGCGACATACAGGATAATTGCAAGCATTGGCAGAGAAAGGAAAACTTTCTTTGCCATTACAACTTACTCACTCACTGTGGGGCTGCTAGAATGGCGGCCCCTTGGTCGGTATA